TTCTTACCTTATGATACTCGGAATAAGCTTTAAAGAAATGATAAACCTCCAATCTCTTACTATCTACAAACTCTAATGAGAAATCTTTATTCTCATCAGAAGTTTCGGAATCTTTCAAGTATTCTATATTACTACCAAAGATCGTATTTGGTGTATCAAGAGTAGTAGAATCTACTCCTGGAAGATCAAGATTGTTTGATACGGTAAAGCTTAATAGCTGTGTAAAAGGATTCTTCTTATTAAGAGAGTATTGTAACTGTCTCACTACATCTGGTCTCTTTGCGATTAACCAAGAGAAGTAAATGTTATCCTGTAATTGTGGATTGATGATCAGATCATTTACTGCACTTTGTAGTTTTTTCTTGTCTTTAGAAGAATAAAAATCACTAGCATGGCTATTATAGCAAATATGAAGATCTGGTTTTACGAAGAATAGATACTCTCTTGTATCATTTAATTTATTATGAGGATCTAATACTCTTCCAAACCTAGAATATGAATTGTATTTTGACCGGTTTATCTGTTCACTGGAATAAAGACCGACAGAGTTAAATAAGTCGTCCTGTAGGTTTGTCGATGCCGACATTGGTTCCCCTCGTTCTCTTCCAGTCTCATCGGTCATTGTTCTACCGACGTATTGTTTAAATTCATCAGCCATTTTATCACTCCTATAATGTAGATTATAATAATGTTTTTTAAAGCCCATTTTTAATGTGAATAATGAAATCAGATAGATATAATATATTTGAATAGTAATCTATAACAATACTCCCCCACATTTTAGGTTGGTGTTAGACATAGTGTCCGACATCTATATTTGAATTAAGGAGGTATTTTTATGGAGAACTTTAGTAATGTAATTAAGGATGTACAATGGAAAGAAATCTTGGACGATGTTTTGAAATCTGATGAATTCACTAGGGTTGCAAATACAATTGTTAGAGAGATTAAACAGTTAGCAGCAGACTTAGTTGTTGGTAGTGTTAAAAGAGGTTGTGATACAGTAAGAGAAAAGTGTAATTGTAAGGAGATTAATGTCGTACTGTATGATGATGAAGCATTGCCAAACAAAGAAGTGCTGTTGATTGAAAATAATAGTGATAAGTAGTACTTTGATTCTGTATACTATAATGGTGCTACATGTGCCATTATAGTATACAATTTATCACTATATTTATTTTTTGAGAAAACATAATTATAAAATCTTAATGAAAGGAGGAATGTTCGGTTGAATAGCAACATTGTTAACGAAGCTTTTGGCATTTCTTTTATTGACTTATTAAAATTCGCAAAGACTAGCTTTGACCAAGGCAAGAAAAGTGTTGGCGGTGCAGATGGAAACAGTTCATACTCATATAACTCTGCAGCTGAAGCTTCTTCTAAGCTGGTTGCAGTATTTCCAATACTTGCTAGTAAATCTGTGAGTTCTGATATAGCAACTAAACTTTCCAAATATATAGAATCCAGAGGTTGCATTATCATTCAATTGGTACTTGTTGCAAACAATATTGCAAACTCTAAAAGTGGCATTGAATATTTGAGAAGATTCCATCAGAACTTGGATATTGGTGGCAGTAGTTTGACATCAATCATTCAGGCAATGGATGATTACATTGCTCAGAATGAATCCGCTATCAACGTAGAAGCTGTTAGAGAGTATTTCAATACGCTAATGGAATCATTATTAGATTTACCCACTTTGTACCAGACGAATAATGCAACTGTTCCTAAGATCGAAGTTCAGAAGATCAGAAGAACATTGGATGAAGCTGCAAAAGAGTCTAACAAGCTTTCTTACGAATTTATCATCGGTGATGGTATTGTTAAAGAAGATAACGACATATCCTTAGATGGTGTTGATCCTGCGACAAGACCTACCGTGGTCTTGACGTCTAATGATGTCAAGAAAGTAAACGGTGCAGATCCATTGATCCTTAATGTCAAATTCTACAACGATCAAGATGCCAAGAATGCGACGAGCTTTATCATTGGAATCAAGAGTAAGATCTTTGGAGTTAACTCTGATGAGATTGTGAGAAGAATCTACAACGACAATAGTGATGGAAAGTTCTTCTTTAACTTTATGAGAGCATTCACTGGAGAGACTCGATTCTTTAGAGATTTGGTTTTCGGAATGTCAACTATTGAAGATGACGTTAACAGTATTCGCAAGAAGGGAGCTAAGGGAGATATCTGGAGAATGCTTCAGAACCGTGCTCAGATTGCAAAGAATGCTGTTAGAAAGAAAGAGACAAATATTGCAGCTGCAATAACTACTGTGGTTATTACACAAGCCGATGCTGACTACTTGTATAAGCAGTATAACATCGACATTACTAACCCAGCAGTCGCTGCGAGATTCATGAAATCCTATAACTTGCTCGGATTCATTATTGCTGATGATAGTACTGAGAGTTTGAAGATTATGTTTGACGACGGAAGCAAGGCATTTGAAGAAATGTCGTATAATACATTGGAAAAGAGTTCTGCTGATAGTGCACTCAAGAAGGCGATAACTCTCATGTTGAAAAGATAAGGGATAAAGGATTTGTATTATGATTTCTGGAGCAGATTATATCGATATAATCGATAGGTCGTATGACTTATCAGATTCTAGAACTCGAAAAAAGTTGTTGTACTGTACAGAGGATTCTAAGGTAAACAACTTAGAGTATCTAGCTAATAAACTCTATGGGTTTATTAAACAGAAAGTCGATAACATTGACTTTGGAACTATCCCAAAGTCAAATGGAGATATCACCAAGGTTGAAAACTACGATAATCTTATTGAGTGTATTGATACTATTAAGAAGATGGTAGTTGAATACAAACAACCTACTTATATTATTGACGAAGTGTCAACCGCTATCAATAATATTCAAAGTAGGAAGAGAATGTTTGAGAAATCATTCGGAATGAATATTGAATTTCCTGTTATGATTTATAATTCAACCGTTCTTTCTTGTGTATCTTCCGTATCGTTATTGATTACGTCTTGTATAATGTATGTAAAAGATGGACGTTCTACCACATACGAAGCTTCCTTTAACAAGGCAGCTTATGTTAAGTCTAAAGACCATGTTCTATATAAATACATTAAGGGATTTAATGATATTTGTAAGAATGGTTCTTTTGATAAGCTTGTTAATGAGTGTAACAAGAACAATGTGAAAGCTACCAAGGAATCTGTTATACTTACTGTAGGAGCTACAGCATTTGTATTGGGACAAATTGTATCGTTACTATCTTCCGGAAGAGGATTATTTAGTAACGTTATATTTGGACTACGGTCTATCGTATACTACTTCTTTTATATGAGAACAAGTGTATCGGAATGGTTTTCCGTTCAGGCGGATTTCTTAGCTATCAATGCTGAGAATCTGAAATATCGTGAAGATAAAGAAAATTCTGATTCACATAGAAATAAAGTGTATGATAATCAGATGAAGTGGGTTGAGCGATTCCGCAAGATATCTAACTTCTTTGCATTAAAAGACACTAAATCAAGAAAAGCCGCATCGGATAACGAAAATGATGACAAGAACAGTCAGGATGATGACGAGTCTGATGATGGTATTATTTTTTAAAACAAATTATCAAACTATAGGAGGATAATTAAATGACATTAAGAGACTGGATGGGACGAGATATCACAACTCTGAGAGAAGATGCTGAGTTCGATGAGCCGGTTGTAACCGATGCATATGATCAGGAAGAGGAATTTTCAAAGGATGACGCTGAAGTAGATGATACTGTTACAGAAGATGCTGAAGAGTTAGAGGATGAAGAAGAGACCGTTGAGGATGCTTTCGACAAGGAGTTCATGAAGGATGATACCGATGAAGAGCCGGTCGAGTTAACTTCCGAGTCCGTTGACTGGAGCAAGATTTTCAAGTAATCTTCCGAGGTGAATTATGGACAATAAGTACGGTGCAATTACAGAGCAGGGAGATCTTGGTTTAGGATTTACAGTTTTATCCGAACAAGATCAAGAGGTTCTTGAGAACAAAAAGCAATCCTCTAACGATAATGAGGAAATCAAAAATAAATAGGAGAAAAAATAATGGCTATTGTAAAGCATAATGTAGGAACAGACTTTTCTGGAGTATCCGTTATAGAGGCATCTTATATCGTTAACAGCTATATAGAAGAATCTTTCAATGATCTTCAGATTAAGTGTCTTATGGTGGATAACAGATCTCTTCAGGAGTCTGGTGTAAGATACTTCACTGAGGAGAATGAAGCAGGAAATAAGAAGCTTTCCGAGAAGATCAAAGGGATCTTCAAAGCAGTTTGGGATGGTATCGTTGGAATCTTTAACAAGATTAAAGAATTCTTCGGAAACCTGATTACCAACTTTAAGGTCAAGGCTTCTGATCCTAAGAATAAGGACGCTGTAAAGAATGCTTCTTACGATACTGTAAAAGAAATCGTAAAGGACAAAGTATCCGTATACTACAATCTGACAAAGTATGAAGATGCTCTTAGAGATCTTGTTGACATCGTTGGTAATGGTGATGATTTCGACGGTACGTATGGCTTAGTTCCGGATGAGATTAAGACTTCTGAAGTTACTGGAGACAAGTTACCGTCTGTAATTACAAAGGATGTTCTCCTTAAGTCTGCATTCGGAGGATTCAGAGATGAGTTCCGTGACGTTCAGACTAAGTTCAAGAATGTTGAGAAAGCTTTTAAGAAGATTGAAGATAAGTCTGATGCGGCTACTAACAGTGTTCATTATGACGACAATAATCAGGTGATGCTATTCAGATCTGTTAAGGCATCTCTCAAGGCATTAAATGCGTACTCTGCTGGTTACTCTAAGATGATTATCCATAACGCTAAGATGCTCGTTAAGGTAGTTAACGCTATCGTTAAAGATTCCAACAAGAAGAAAGATAAGACTCAGGCTACCGGAGAGTCCGCATCTTGGGATTTTGTATTCTAAAGAGATATTTTAAAACAACTGCCCTAAAGGAGAATTCTCCTTTAGGGTATTTTTAGAAAGGATTAAAATAATATGAATAACACAAACAATGTGTCGTTTTCATCATATTCTATAACTGAAGCTTCATATATAGTAAATTCATATATTGAAGAGTCTTTCAATGACCTTCAGATTAAGTGTCTTATGGTAGATAACAGATCTCTTCAGGAGTCCGGTGTAAGATACTTCACAGAAGAGAATGAGGCTGGTAAGCAGAAGCTTAGCGAGAAGATTAAGGGAATCTTCGAAGCTGTTTGGAATGGGATTGTTGGTATCTTTACTAAGATTAAGACATTCTTCAGTGACCTGATTACAAATTTCAGAGTTAAGGCTGCAGATCCAAAGAATAAGGATGCTGTGAAGAATGCTACTGATGACGATATCAATAAGATCGTAAAAGATAAGGTTTCCATATATTATGATATATATAAATACGGAATTGGTAGTAATAAGCTGGATGAACCGGCTAATGATCCGGTTCATGATGGGTATGATTGTTACTCTTCTGATACAGACTTTGCTAAGCTGGAAGGAGACGATATCCATATCACAAAAGATGATTTGCTCAATTCCGCATTTGGAGGGTTCAGGACACAGTATAAAAATATACAAAATGAGTTCAAAGATGTGGAGAAGAAATTTAAGGCTATTAAGGATAAGACCGAGTCTGCTACATTGAACGTCAAATCGAAGGACGGAAGTGCTACTACCTACGAATTTAAGACCGTTAAGGAAGCCCTTAATGCACTTACTGCATATTCTGCCGGCTATTCCAAGATTATCATCCATAACGCCAAGATGTTGGTTAAGGTTGTAGATGCACTTGTTGCTAATGCTAAGAAGAAAGAAAATGACAATAAAACCAAGGCTACCGGAGAATCTGCTTTATCTTGGGATTTCGTTTTCTAAATGGGCTATATGAAAGGAAGATTAATATGAGTATTAAAACGATATCAAATTATAACACTGGACTTGATTTAACCAGCGTATCAATCTCCGAGGCAACGTATATATTGAATTCGTTTATAGAGGAATCTATAAACGATCTTCAGATAAAGTGTCTTCTTGCCGATAAGAGATCTCTCAATGAATCTGGTGTAAGATACTTCACAGAAGAGAATGAGGCTGGTCAGAAGAAGCTTAGCGAGAAGATTAAGCAGATCATTAAGACTGTATGGGATGTGATCGTTGGAATCTTTAAGAAGATTAGAGACTTCTTTAAGGACATGATAGAGAAGATGAAAGAATTCTTCGAGAAGATAAAGAATAAAATCTTTGGAAAGAAGAAGGAAGAACTAAACGCTACTCAAGATAAATATGGATTACATCAGATAGACCAAAAAGAATTGGTACAGTATATGAAGGATCTTGATGATAAAGTGTTTAGAGATAGTATAGATAAAAATGTAACTAAATACTATGATATTGTAAAGATCACTGACATATTAGACTGGTTAGTACATATATCAAATTGTATTCCGAACGATATTGATATAGCTTCGAAAACGATAGATCGTGTACAGAAACTTCTAAGCGATCCTTTACCGGAGTTAAATAAAAGTTCTATATATAAAGAAGAAGTATTAGATTGTGCATTCGGAAATTTTAGTCACCGGTATGAATCAATAGATTCGTGTGTTGAAAATTTGAAAAAAGCTATGGATCCATTTTCTAAACATGATGATGAATTGGACCCACAAGTTTTATCTCTGGTTAAAGATAATCTTAAACTTATAACAACCTTTTCACAGAAGTATTCTTCTGCTATGATTCATAACACTAAGGAACTTATGAAAGTTGTTCATTATATCTATAACAACTACGGCCGTGATGGTGTTTATGTTAAAGAATCTGTTGACTGGGGTTCCATATTGTAATTTACACGTTATTCTTTGGAGAACGGTATATATACCGTTCTCCATTAGTTTTGAAACTTGTATATAATATATTACATTGAAAGGATATTGGATGAAGAATATAAAAATAATCTTTGCTTCTGAAAAAGAAAAACAGAAGTATCAAAGAAAATATAAATGTCCATATTGTGATTATAAGAATATAAGAACAAAACTAGTATCTCATATTCAATCTAAACATGCCGATCTTATACCGGAAGGAATGACTGCATTACAAATTGTATTCAATATGGTTAATAATAAGAAAGAGAATCATGGTACATGTATTATCTGCAAAGAACCTACACCTTGGAATGAGTCTAAAGGTAGATATGATAGACTCTGTGGTAGAGAGTATTGTAAAGAGAAATATAAGGAAATGGTTCGTAAGAGAAACAAAGATAAATATGGAACAGAAGATCCTAATAACGATGAACGTTATAAAGAAAATATACAAAACAAAGCACTATCAAGAAGAAAGATATCTGGAAAATATACTTTCAAAGATGGTGGTGTAATATCATATGTTGGGTCTTATGAAAAGAATTTGTTAGAGTTTCTTGATACGGTTATGAATGTACAATCTGTAGATCTACAAGCTCCTGGACCTTCTCTCAAGTATCAATACAAGGGAGGAGAACATCTTTACATCTCAGATTTTTATTATGTTCCATATAACCTAATTATCGAGGTTAAAGACGGCGGCAAGAATCCAAATACCAATCCAGAAGTTATGAAACAGAAACAAGAAAGACAAACCGCAAAAGAAGAAGCTGTTTATAAGAATACTTCTTACAACTATATCAGATTGACCGATAATGACTTTGGTCAATTAATGTCTGCTATGGCTGTATTAAAATACAATATGGATGATGAAAGATATTTCAAAGTAAACGAGATGTATGAAGTTTACAATGCAAAGATCATTAAAGAAACATCTATGTTTGGAATAGATCCAAAGATCATAGAAGACGTAGAAAAAGAAATCAATGCTTATCTAAAACCAACAACTCCAGAAATGGAATTGTTGGATAGACAACTATTTGACATAGAGGGGGTATTATCTAATGGAAGACATGTATAATATATTACCAGAACATGTACGAAATCTTGATATACTAGAAGCTTGGAAACATAAGTTCCTTTCTATGGAATATAGAATGCAACTAGCTTCAGATGATATGTCTCTTTACAAATTTGGTAAAACAAATATGGAGAGATATCATGAAATGAAATCTGATTTCATTTTTAAAAACTTCAATGATTTCATGAGTAAGGAAACTGATTTCGAAAACGATTCTAATAATGATCAAGAGGATATTCCTTTGGAAGATGTAGATTCTTCTTATATAGAATCTGTAATACAGAAGTCTAGATTACCAAATTTATTACCAACAGAAGATAATATTCTTTCTCTGAAAGAAGATGTAAATGGTAAGTACGGCATCGTTTACGTGGTTCTGTTCTCTAATGATTCTATCGTATCTAAACTAATCAGAATGTGGACAAAGTCTGACTTTTCTCATTGTGCTATCGGATTTGATAAGACGCTGGAAAATATCTATTCTTTTGCAAAAGATAGAGAAGATACTACTAAGAATCGTGTAGGATTTGTTAGAGATAATATCAAAAACTATCCGGATTTGAATATCAAAGTATATGTGATTGCGATACCCTTCAAATATGTGTACAGATTGAAAAAGGTGTTTACTGAGTATATAGCACATAAGATGGAAACTTCTTACAATACTCTAGCCATTCTGTCAATAGTCATAAACAAACAGCTCAGAAAACTCAATGAGCATTTTGACAAATATAGTATGATTTGTTCTCAGTTTGTATATACCGCTCTTAGTATGTGTAATATTCAACTCGGAATCAACAAAGTATCATATCAAGTATCTCCGAAAGATATCGATATGACTCTTGATGTAAAGAAGAATGTTATAGATTCTACAGAATGTAGAATTTCTGATTACGACTATAAGAAATTCTATAGATCTGTAAAGGGTAATATTCATTCTAAAGACATTATTCTTGATGAGAGTGATTTATCCGTAGTAATGAATGAGGAGTTTTCTTCCGAAGAACTTCCGGTGGACAATACAGAAATACAGAAGTCTTATATTGTTCCCGTAGAGATAGATAACGATATTCTTTTGAAACTTCAAGACTTAGAAAATTCTGGATTGATTGTTATGCTTGCTGATCTTCAGAATTACAAGAATCCTGAAGATTATACTTCTGAAGACATTGATATTTTGAATAGAAAGTATGATAGATTTAATAGTATGGATATAACTGCAAAAGAGTTATCCAATACATCTGTACAATCCGTTCTAAATATTGATAATGTGAATCTTTATAAGAATATATTGATGAACTATTGTCGAAAGACTATAGTTTAGAGAAAACACTCTAATAAAGCATAAAGCTAATAAATATAAGGAGAGAATATGGCTACTAAACAGATAGATATATCAAAATACTCTGTTGGAGAGTTTTCATATATATTGAATTCTTACATCGAAGAATCATTTACCGATGTTAAGATTCAGTATATAATGATGGAACGTAATAATATCGTGGACGGTCATTTCAGTCTATTCAATGAAGCAGATAATAATGCTGCAAAGAATGGTATTCTGGAAAAGATCAAGACGATTGTTAGGAATGTGCTAAATGCTATTGCTAGTATATTCGAAAAGATCGGCGATGCCATCAGAAATATAATAAGTAAGATTAGCAGTCTTCGGGTTAGACGTCTTAATGATCGGTATAAGAAGTTTATCAATGAGGTTGATGATAAAACTTTTTCTAAAATTGTTGAGGATAATGTTACTGAGTGGGGAGATGCTAGACTTTTATTCGAATATATAAACAGTGTTATGGATGATATGCCGAAAGATTTCCCGGGAATAAAAGCGTACATTGGTAATATTAGGAAAACTGTTGAGAACTATGATGGTATTGTAAAACGCTATTATAGTACAGATAAGAGTAAAATATCGTCTATGGTAAAAAAGGAAGATATGCTGGATATAATGTTTGCTGACGGCAGAAAAGCTTTTATCGAGTTAGGAAATATCAAAAAAGAATTGGATCAAGAAATGAAAGAGCAAGAAGAGTCTATTACAGCTTCCATTGATGATAAGTTTACTCAAGAAGATGCAAATATTAGTATAGAATGTCTTAAACTGGCAGCAAAGTTATCGGTTTCTGTATCAAAAACCGTTCAGTCTTTTATGATATCTAATTCTAAACAACTTGTAAAAGTTGCACATGCTCTTGAACATGAATTCAACAGCAGGAACAAACTGAAAACATAAAAATGTGGAGCTATTTATGAAGCTTCTCCCAATAAGAAGCCAAAAAGAATATATAGTAACTTATTAGACTATATAAAGTCTAATACAGAAAATAAGAAAGGTAAGAAGAATATGAAGAAAGTAAATGAATCCGATTTTTTTGGAGATAATATTTTTAGATCTCTTATAGAGAGCGAAGTGGAAGAAACAGAGGCTGCTGCACGGGAATCTGAAGATGCTTTTGATTCTGTATTTGCAATGTCTGGAGAAGAGATCGACTTTGATCGAATCATAAAGACTATTGATCAGGATCTTGAAGATACTATCGTAAATCAGATGGCTGATCCTGCAGAAGTAAAGATGGTTGTAAAGCCGGATGATGTAACTGGTCAGAATGAATGTTATATTGCCGTAGAAGAGTTTGCAAATTTCTGTAAGTTTAGTGGTTTATCTGTTAGGGAAGCTGCTATTCGTCTTTGTGAAGAAGCCGGAGAAGAAGATGCAGAACTGGAGAATCTTAATGTTATGGTAACTGGCAGCATTGAAGATTCTCCAAGTAATGAATTCGTTAAGCATGTTATTGATAATGGAATCAATGTATGCAAATGCGAAGACGACTCCGATGAGCTTGTTCAGGAAGGTTCTTGGTCGGATTCTATGGGTCCGGAGCAGGTAGAGAAGTGGTACAACGATCTTGTTAAAGATGCGAAGAACGATAAATCCACAACAAAAGAAGAAGTGAAAGCTAAGATTGCTGTACTGAAAGCTTGTGAAAAAAAAATGCGAAAGAACATTGAGGCTTTTGATTTGCGTAAGGGTGGTCATGCCAATCCTGGAACTGTTAAGGATTATGTGGAGTTCACTCTTAAGGATCTTGTTCCACTTAAAGGTCTTTACAACTTACTTAAGTATGAGAGAGCTCCATTTGCACAATCTGTTGTTCATACATTAGGAGATCTAATTGCTATATATAATGATGGAGCAACCTTACACTCACTCAAAGGACTTAAGCCGTTAGAAATGTTGGGTCGATTTGTAGATAATGCTTTTAATCACCACATCAAAGTTACTATGGCAAAGATAGGATTTTCTATGACTTACTATAGCAAATTCTTACAAAACCAGGTAAGTGCAGTTTGTGAAGCAATCGATTATCTTGAGGATAAGCTGGAGAAGATGGATAAGTAAATCTGTTGTTGAAAGGATAAATAAATGAATAAAGTGGCTTTTAATGAAAATATGTTGTCCAACATCAATGTATTCAAATCATTGGTAGAAGATGCTAGTGAAGGTGGAGATGTATTCGATACGGTATTCACTAATAGTGGTGAAGAAGAATTTACTCAAACTATCGGAGATGTTGATCATATCGTAGCCGATGCTGTAAAAGATCAGATGCAGGATGCTTCCGATATTAAGGTTGTAATGACCAGTAAGAATGAATGCTATATTACCATAGAAGAGTTTTCCAACTTCTGTAAGTATGCTAAGTTATCTCCCGTTGACGCTATCCAGCGTATTTGTGAAGAAGTTTCTGATGATGAAACTACTGTTACAGATTCTAACGTGAATATCGTAATCACTTCCGGATTTGATAAGTGCTCTGACAATGAATTTGTTAAGCATCTTGTAACCAACGGCATCAACGTGTGCCAATCAAAAAAAAAATGATGAAACTGAAGCTGTTCAGGAAGGATCTTGGTCAAACTCTACGGATATCGATAAAGAGAAAAAGTGGTATAAAGAGTTTTTAGCCAGAGTATCGAAAAATAATTCTGAGTCAGATGAGGAGGTAAAAGCAAGAATATCTGCTCTGAAGACTTGTGTAGATAGAATGGAAAAGTGCTTAGCGGATTTTAAACAATATAAGAAGGGTAAAGGACCTCTTAAGGGAGACTCTCTTAAGGATCACACTGAATTCTCATTCAAATATATTGTGCCGACAAGTGTTTTCTACAGATTGGCAAAATATCCAAAAGTGGGAATTGGAGAACTTGTCTTGAAACTCGGTAATCTGGCAACACTAATTCTTGGTACTGCAGGAATGATGGCTTTATCCGACTACTTTAAGATCAATTTCAAAGTAAACCCAGTAATACCGGTACTAGTTGGAACAAATATCTATGGAATAGAGCGTGATTATGAAAACATGCTTACAACACAGATCAAAGAGACTAAAGATGCTATAGAGTATTTAGAGTCTACACTTAAAAAGAAAGACTAATTCATTGTATACCGTAGTGATTCGTCACTACGGTATATATTTTAACTTCAGATACTATAATATAAAATCTTTAAAGGAGTCTTTATATGGAAATAGAGAAGTCGAAAAAAGATTATGGAATTGTAGACCATCTTTTAACCACTAATGAATTTAAAAGACCTATTGTTCTACAAAATGCAACTGCTGTTGGATCTATACTGTTAAAATTACTTTTAATGGATCCTGGTACAAATCCTCTTTATCCTAAGATGGGTGTTGGGCTTGGTCATAAGTATAGATTCATATCATCTGAGGATATTAATATCATAAGGCATGATATAGAGAATCAAATGAATGCATATCTCCCACCGGAGATAGCATCTACAGCATCCGTCATTTTGAAGATTGGTGATAGAAAATTCTTAAAGGTTATTATTGTAATTGATGGTCAATCATATTCATATGATACAGAGAATTCTACAACACCTGTTGAATTCTCGGATTAAATAATAAAACACATTTGGAGGAGCTATGAGTAACGATACTATTTCAATGGATCAGTTGAACGTTGACAATGTTTCTATTGATCTAACAAACAATGCAGCACCGTCTGTAACTACTACCGTTATCGACTTGACAAACATTCAGAATATAGAAAGTTTGAGAGAACAGGAACCAATTCAACCGAGCCAGCCTATCAGAAGAAAGCCTACTGCTAGAAAATCCATTGATGAATTGCAGGTTATGTCTGTAGAGGATCTTGATGCTATGGTTCCTAAGAAGGGAGAAGCCGGTCCTAAAGGCGGAGTTGAAAAGATGAAGGAAGATGCTCTTTCTGCATTAGATAAGGCTATCAAGAGAAAGACTGATGAATATCTTGAATTTGCAGAAGCTGCTATTCGAGATGACAAGCTCAATAGAGAGTATATTCGTGAGGGATTGGAAGATGCACCAGTATCGGAACTGAAGTATCAGGTTCAAGATCTTCCTGGAAGTGTTACAAAAGATCCTAATGCTCCTGAAGTTGTTGAGACTAAAGAAGAGAAAGATAACGATGATATAGAAAACGAGCTTGAGCTTGTTGATATCGAATCCGATCCTGTAGCCGAAGAAGTCTCTCCTAGAGTTAAAGAGGTAGTTAATGCTGCTGATGTTTTAGGAGTTGATGATGAGGATGATGATGATTTCTCTTTAGACGATTTAACCATTAAACCAAAAGTTGTATCAACTCCGGTATCTGCTCCGGAACCAGAGGAGGATCTTCCTATTGTAGAGGAAGATGACGACCTCCTTGATGATGTTCTCGAAGAGGAGGAAAAGTCTGATAAAGAGAAGCGTTTAAAAGATGCTGAAGCATATGTTGAAGAGAATTCTGTAGAAGAAAGTGTTGCCGATGTTTCTAAGGGTTTGAAAGTATCTGCAAAGATCGATATTCCTGAATCTGATGCTTCAACAGGAAAAGCTTCTACTGTTACAAGTAGCGACTTCGATATTAGTGATGATGATATTGATAGCGATATCGATGGTGAACCCGCCGCTGTAGAATCTGAAGATGAACTTACCGATGAGCAGGTTGAAGCTATCTCTAAGAAGGCTTTCAAGGAGCTTCGTTCCGAGATCATCAAGAAGGTTGTAAATGCTTCTCGTAAGATGGATCTTACAACATTATCCATCTCCAATAAGGTGGTTAATGTTAGAGATGCTCTTAAAGCTATTAAGACAACCACAGATATAACTGTTCGTACAGCATCATATCCGATGATGTATGCTAACAGAAACTTCATTGCATCTTCCTTAAAAGGTCCGGATGTTGCAATGCTTGTTGAAGCAGATGATGCAAGAATCGAAAATAATCCAAATATTCTTCTTACCAGAGAACAGGCTAGGGTATTGTATGACCACGATGCAAATCCATTTAAGCCGGCTACCATTGAATCTTGGGCTAAGACAATTCCTTATGGAGATATTGAGTCAATCTTTGCTGCTATCTATTTAGCATCTCTGAAAAATGCAAACTACATTCCTCGTCAGTGTCCGAATACAAGATGCCAGCACTCTTTCTTGACAGATACTTTGAGCATTGATTCTATCATCGATTTCCCAAGCGAAGATGTAAAGAAGAAGTTCAATGAGATTAAGAACAGCGAACTTACAAAGGAAGCTTCTGAAACTTACGAGTCTTCTGTAAGCGTTATCAATGATAGATTCGCTATCGGTTTGAAAGCTCCTTCTATCTTTACTATTCTTTACGAGTATACAGCTCTCGATAATACATTTGCATCTAAGTATAGCACCATGCTTTACATTATGCAGTATATCGATTATCTGTATTATATCGATGAGGAATCTGGACAGCTTTCCAGAATTGCATGGAAGCAGTATCCTGGAGATTATGGTAAGACTTTCAAGTCTAAGATTGCTACCTATGCAAAGATTCTTAAAGAGTTTGATGAAGCAGATTTTACATTTATCCTTGCATTGGTAAGATCTATGGAGACAAAGAATACAGAATCTACTGTTCGGTATTATATTCCGGAGACAAAGTGTTCCAAGTGTGGAACTACTATTGAGAAAGAAGAGGTTTCTCCCAGACAGTTGGTTTTTACACGGCAGCGATTGGTAGCTTTAGCGACTACACCAGTCGAAAAATAGTACTGGCTAGACATTTCAAAAATGTAGCAAATATAGTGGCAATGGACCAATTGCCACTATATGAACTACAACTGTTATATTATCAATATTGGTTGGAGAAGATGGCTGAAAAGGAAGCTGAAGCCAAGATGTCCGATAATGATAAAGCAGCTAAAGGTATGGCTACATTGATGGAAGAGTCGTTAAGTTAATTGGAGAATAATATAATGGATAGAATTCAATACATCAGCAAAACTATTAGTGGTTTGAATTTATCTGAATCTGAAGCTACACAATCGTTTGACACAGATATGGCTGCGTACGACCTTTTACACACTATCGCTGATCAGTCTCATATAATTTGCACAGAAAGATCTTACAGCGAAAATGGGTGTGACTCGAGCATCGATGTTTCATGCAATAACGAAGGGGAATTAAAAAGTCTTGCTGAAAATATTCAAGAAACACGAGTTTACAAGAAGTATAATACCGAACATACGGTTACTGTAGATTTGGACAAAGATAAGTTGCGGTTGACAATTAGTAGTAAGCGTTAATATAGATATAAGTAATCCTAAGAGTTCACGACTCTTAGGATTAACTTTATACCATTTGAAAAACATATAGGTACGAAAATAGTATGTTGTTTGAATGGATAGGAGGAAATTTTATGAGCATTGAACCATATAACACCGTTGGTGGGATGGGTTATATTTATGATCAAGAGAAAGACGATTTCGAAATGATCAGAATAGTGGAGATTACAGACGATGGAATCTTCATGGTCAAAAATGTAGACATTAAGACTTACCATATTAAGGAAGATTCTGAGCCAAGACAGTTATCTAAAGATGAACTTGCTAAGTATACTTTCTTAGAGCCAGATGCAATTCTTACATTGACAAATGTAAATATGTTTACCGATGATAAGGGTAAAGTTATTCGGGATGTCATGATTATGATGTTTACTCCGAACAGTGATGGAACTTTTGAGTTCTTAGAACCAAAGCTGTTGGCAAGACAGTTATTGGATAATCCTTATGATGAGAATGCAAAAGGAAAATGTGGATTCTCTTATTCTAAGGAAGACTTAGAGTCCGTCGACGGATTGATGTCTGATTTGTTATACAGTGAGTCTATCATCAATTCAAAGAAAGCTTGTATGTACAAGACAGACAACCTTGATGATATAGTAACCCTGCTGGATAACGAGACAACCCAAAGCATCTTTTCTGATTTGACTGTACATATCGTTGACAAAGATGATGATAAAGGTATCTGTCCAAATCTGAAAGAGTTCATGAAGAGATTCGGAATTCTTTATGATGCAAGATTGAATCTTGGTATCTCTTATATCGATATGGAGTTTGGTGATAGAACTACCTTGGAAGATGATGCAAGAATGGTTCTCTCACTGCTATATTCTATCAAAGTTATCGATAGATCTTTGGTTACAAAGTTCAGTTATGAAATTGAACTTGATCAAATTAAGATGCCATATTTCTTAGTGTATGATGCTAATGATATTCTTTATATCGTAGCATATACAAAGTGTAAAGAAGAACTTCTCAAAGCTGAACTTAAGAAGGTTGAAGATCATACAGAAGAAATCTACCAGCATATCAGAAATATTACAAAAAGTATGCTAAATTCTGAAGAGTAATTTCTGATTCGGTTACATATTATATAATTGAATAGAACTTAACAGGTTCTATAACTTCTTATTGATTAATTCCTAGGTTAATCAATTGGTTCAAATTGCATATGCACAAAAGGAGGTACTCATGAGTACAACAAAAGACAATGAAACAAAGAAATCAGCATTAAAGATCGAAGTTACACAGCCTGCAGATTTTGAGGCAGTTGCAGACATTTCTGTTACTACAACAGAACTGCTTTCTAAGTTGGTTAATCAGATTCTGAAGCCAACATTCACAGATTATCAGGGATGCCGTATTATGGCAACACCGGTAAATGGTCAGGGACTTGTATTAGAGACAAGACTCTTTTTCAAGATTCTTCCAGATGCAGAGTATGCTAACAAGGATGCAATCTTCGCATTCCAGCCAACATCTGTAGCAGCAAAAGCAAATAACGACGAGATCGTTAGCAAGCTTGAGAGAATCTCTCTCTTATCAGATCGTAATCTGAGAAACCGTATGAGTATTACAGAAGATGGTAAGTCTGCATTGTCCGAGTTCATTATTCCTCAGGCAAAAAACAGCGATGGTTCTGTAAAGTGGAACGAGTGTATGAACGTTACATCCAGCGGAAACAATTCATTCGTATGCGTATTCCGTGTAGATATCAACAAGATTGTTGGTAAGATCTTCGGTGAGAAGGGTAGTGATGGAACTCCATTATACTACATGCTTCAGCCGACATATCAGATTGGCGGATCCAGCATCTTCGGAAATCAGAATTCCGATAACTGGGCAATGAATGTGATTAGAGTTCATCACGGTGGACTTTCTATGGCTTCCAAGATTATGGGATTGCCTGTACCTTCTGAGTATGGAATGCCTCAGATGGTTGTAGCAGAATAAGTAAAAACACGCAGCTTAACCTCTGGAGAAATTTCTCC